AAATGAAAATACTAAGAATATACACCATCGACGGCATTCAGCTAGTTGATTATGAGATCAACGGACATTTTAACACGATGCCATATGTTTATTTTAAATCCATATCCGAAGTAAAATGAAAATACTTAACCTATACGCATGCCTTGGTGGCAATAGATATAAATGGAATGAGGTTAAACAAGACATTGAAGTGACAGCGGTTGAACTTGACCCCGAAGCCGCAAGGTTATATCAAGAACGTTTTCCAAATGATACAGTTATTGTTGCAGATGCACATCAATATTTATTAGACCATTTTAAAGAGTTTGATTTTATTTGGAGTAGTCCACCATGTCCAAGTCATTCAAGGGCTAGGTATTGGAATAGTTCAAATTATGAAACAACAACAGAAGCTATTTATCCTGATATGAAACTTTATGAAGAAATATTGTTTTTACAGCATTATTATAAACATGGTAAATTTTTAGTTGAAAATGTTATTCCATACTATGAGCCGTTAATTAAAGCACATAAAAGAGGTCGCCATTTATATTGGACTAATTTTAATTTACCAAGTGATTTAAATGAAAGAAAATATAGGGTTTCAGGAAATAAAGAAAATCCACAAAAAGATGAATTTAAAAATCTTTGTGAATTTCATAATTATGATTTTAATAAATATAAAGGTGAACAATCAATTATTAAAATGGCTCGCAACCTTGTAGATTATGAAGCAGGTAAAACTATCTTTGAAACTGCTTTAGGTATAATTAACAAATCAAACACTATTCAAACAAGTATATTCTAATGACCCCACTACAACAACTAACTGAATTAGACTGGCAAATACGATGCAAAGAATCACGGATGCCACCTGAATACATTGTACGAACGAAGTTTACCGATAAGACAGCCAACGGCCTCACCAAGGCAATTGTCAAATGGATTAATCTTAACGGATACCAAGCGGAACGTATCAGCACGTCGGGCCGTTGGGTTGATAACTCCAAAGTGGTTACCGATGTATTAGGTAATCAAAAAAAGATAGGAAGCGGTAAATATATTAAAGGTTCGGGAACGAAGGGGTCGGCGGATATATCAGCAACTATCAAAGGAAAATCCATAAAAATAGAGGTGAAAATAGGTAAGGATAGGCAGTCAGAGGCTCAAATCGAATATCAGAAAGCGATTGAACGTGCTGGGGGAATTTATTTTATTGCAAAAGATTTTGATTCATTTTATGAATTTTATAGTACTTTAGTACAGTGACAAAACAACAACAAATAACAGAATTATTCAAAGACACCTCGTTAAAAAATAACGCTCGGAAGTTATGCAACAATCGAGATATTTTTAACGACTTATTCCAAGAGACTTTTATTTATTTGTTGGAACTGCCAGACGAAAAGTTTAACCGAATAAATAACCTTAAGGCTTTCGCATTCACTGTAATGTTTGGTAAGGCTAATAGCCAGGCGCGAAACTATAACTTGAATGGAAAAGACAACGTACTTTTTGAGATGTCTAATAAGTTTGGAATATTTGACGGCACGAACATAGCTCACAATGAATATAACCATAAGATAGACGAAGACTTTGATAAGGTCATATCATATTTAAACACCGATAATACTATTAAAGAAACAGATGTGTATGTATTATTTGAATCGACGAATGATAAGACATTGAAGGAACTTTCAAAAGACTTAGATATGAGTTACCATACGATACGATTAAACAGAAAGAAATTAATAAAAAAGATAATTAACAATGTAGTATTATAGGCCTCGAACGCTTCCCGTAGAACAGCGCACCAGTCGAGGTCATTTTAAATCATGACAATAATAGAAGCAATACAAGTTTTAAAGCATCACCATTACTGGAGATTAGGTGCTAATATTGCACCATTTGACCCGAATACAGTTACGGAGGCAATGAAAGTAATAGTTAAACATTATGAGCTATATAAAGAATAATAAAGACTTTATTTTAGGTGTGGTAGCTTATGGAAACAAGCCTGACTTATCGAATAAGATAGCGGCAAACATCATTGCTGAATATGAAGAGATAACAGGGATAAAAGTAAATAGAAAGCAATGTTTCACTTGTGGTAAAAATAACATATTTGACAAAATTTACTTGTATGCAAAAGATAGTAATATATGGTGATATGTTGTATCTTTGCAAACAACGCTGTGAGATACAACTGCTAAGGGGGAAATTTAACAACATTATAATATTTTTGAATTAATTACCTAGGGACAAATTATCCCTATAACGAATAAACATCAACAATGCAGGACGAATACGAACACATAAACTTTTGGAAATGATAGCGAAAATATTAGTAATATTCCTTATGTTAATGGGAATGGTTAAAGTTTGGGAGGTGGTTAAAAAATATAGAAATCGAAAATCTAATATTAATACCATTATTAGTAAAGATGAATATGAATTATTAGTAAAAAAATGGTATGGCAAAGTATAAATATAGAGATGAAAATACAAACAATTAAAATAAATGAAATCAAACTCAATCCAAATAACCCTAGGTTAATTAAGGATGATAAGTTTAATAAGTTAGTTCAAAGTATAAAGGACTTTCCAGAGATGCTTAATATACGCCCGATAGTTGTTAATGATGACATGGTTATTTTAGGCGGTAATATGCGTTTTAAGGCGTGTAAGGAAGCTGGTTTAAAGGAAGTGCCTATTATAAAAGCAAGTGGATTATCAGCAGAAAAACAACGTGAATTTTTAATCAAAGACAACCTAGCTGGGGGCGAATGGGATTTTGAATTACTAAAAGAATGGGATAGTTTAGAATTAGAAGAGTGGGGTTTGGATTTACCAAGTAAAAATGAAGAAAAAACAGAAGGTGAAATTTACTTTTCAGAGGAGTTAGATTTTCAAAGTAATTATATTATATTAAAATTTACAACTGATATTGATTTTACACAAATTCAAACTTTATTAGATATTAAATCTACATATTCAAAAAGAGCAAACGGAAAACCATGGGCAAAAGGAATTGGTAGGGTAGTAGATGGAACAGAAGCTATTTTAAAAATTAAACAATCATGAAAATTGGATACTTTTCACCGTCTTATAAAAGACCGCAAAAATCAATAACACAAATAACATACCCATTTGTAAAATTAATAGTAAAAGAAAGCGAAGCAGAAGATTATATAAAAAATGGAAATGATATAATAATATGCCCAAATGAAGCACAAGGTAATATTGCAAAAATTAGAAATTATATATTAGATAAATATTTAAATAATTTTGATGCTATTGTGATTATTGATGATGATTGTAAAGGTATAGGATATTGGCAAAAGCAAAAATATAAAATTTTTGAAGCAGATGAATTACAAGAATTTTTTGAAAGTATGTATATTTTAACAAAAGAATTTGATTATAAACTTTTTGGATTTAATTGCGTAATTGATAAAGGTGCATATATGGAACATACTCCTTTTTCAACTAATAAATTTATAGGTGCGCCATGTGGAATGATATTAAAAGGTAATGAATGCAGATATGACGAGGATATTCCATTAAAAGAGGATTACGATTTTACATTGCAAAATTTAAAAAAATACAAAGGAGCATTAAGAGCAAACTTTGCAAGTTATGATGTAAAACAAGCTGAACAAAAAGGTGGATGCGCTAACATGAGGAATTTACAAGAAGAAGAAAAACAATTTAATTTATTACAAAAAAAATGGGGATCAAAAATAATTCAAAAAGATAATAAGAGTAAAAGAAAATTTGATTTTAACCCAATATTAAAAACACCTATTAAAGGAGTTTAAAAAATGAGTAAAGAAAATATATTACAATACAGTTGGCCAAAAGGTAAAAGCGGAAACCCCAACGGACGACCTCGTAAATTCGTTTGTCAATTAAAAGACATGGGTTATAACAAGCAAGATATTAACGCTACGATTGAAAATATGATGGCTATGACCTTGAATGAATTAGCTGATATATTTAAGGATGACAACGCAACTATTTTGGAGCGCACGATCGCAAACGCTATGCGTAAAAGTTTAGAGAAAGGAACTTTATACAGCCTTGAAACTTTAATTAGTCGTGTTCATGGTGTGCCTACTCAAACAGTAAATCAAACAATAACTGAAAAGCCTATATTCAACGGAATAGATATAAATGTTACAACGGACAACGGCCCAAACGAAAATATCTAAATTACGCAAACGTGTAAGAATAGTAAGAGGGGGAACATCAGCAAGTAAGACATTTACTATAGTTCCCTTCCTTATTGACTATGCGATTAAAAACCCAAACTCCGAAATTTCTATCGTTGCTGAAACTATCCCACATTTAAAGAGGGGTGCATTGCGTGACTTCCTTAAAATAATGGA